TGGGTTTGCCGTACCAACGCCCTGTTGGGGCGGTGCTCCGCGCCGTGCCGTCGGCACCGGGTGCGACCCGGCCATCCGCTCGACGGTCGTGCGCGGTCCTGCCTTGCCAGTGACGCACACCTGCTTCGCGCCCCTCGCGGGGCGGGCGGTGCATCTCAGGTCCGCTGTGCTCTTCGGCTCACCGTGCGTGGCCTCATGCCACGGTGGGTCGCCTTCCGCACGTTCCACGCCTCTCGCACCGTGGACCGCAGTCCCGGGCGAGATCGTGGCCGCATCGCGGCGGCGACCATGAAGCGAGGCGACCTTCCCGACATCGCGCTCAGGGCGCGGTCGCTGCAGCGGCACGACCCGGGGTGCCGGGGTGCCTGCCGCGCTGACCGCATGCGGCCCGTTCGCGGGGGTGAGATCGTCTTCGCGATGGAGGCTTGTCGCACCGTACTTGCCCGCGAACCGTTGCAGGTCCGCGCCCGTGCTCCGGGCCGTTGTCCCGCGAGCGTGGATGTTCCGCCCCGTCTCCCGTCCCGGGTCGCTCGTCGCGGGCGTTCAGGGGGCTGCGCTCTCGCGCGCCGCGCCTGCCGTTGTCGCTCGTCGCTCGCCGGGCCATCAGACCTGATCGGTCATCCGCCCACTCGCCGTGAGTGCTTCGCCTCTTCCGTTCGTCCCCGCTCTCGCGGGGCGGTGCTTGCGGCGCTGGCTTGCGCCCGTCGGATCGTTCATCGACCCGACATGCGGAACGATACACCAGTGTCGCGACGGTGTCAAAGGGACCTTTGGCAGGGGTGTCGTGGGACCTTTGTCATGATCGCACGAAGGTGTCACATGTGGCGGGAAGACCGGGCGGACGGGGGGGCCGGGTGGCCCGGGTCAGGTGCGCACGGCTGCATGTCTGCCGACGGGACCGGCGGCGGCGGGCAGCCGGGCGCCCGGCGGCGGGCGGACGGGGCGAGGCGCAGCATGCTGACCCCCTGTTGCCCCGTCCTGCCCCGGGTCGCCCCGTATCACGGGACCGGGTGGCCTGCCTGTGGGTGTATGGCCCCCCGTCCCCCCGAATGCCCAGCAGGGTCGGACCGGGTACCCCGGTGGCTTTCCGGCGTCCGGCTTCGTGCGGGGGGATGCAGCCCCTCCCAGCACGTACGTGGTCTACTGATCACTTCTGCATAAGTTAGATGATGTGACGGGAAGTGAGAGGAAGGGCCTCCCCGAGATCAGGGAGGCCCAGTTGTGAGGGCAAGGCGCGTGATGTGAGGGGAAGGCGTCAGAGACGGAAGACCGAGGCTCCCCCGGGGATCGACTCACACGTGACACGAACGCCGCGCGAACGCATCCAGACCACCGCCTCCAGTACCCGGCCCACGGCCCGGCGGCGCAGGGCAAGGGCGGCGGCATCGGGTAGACCGCCACGAACGGGGAAGCACGTCTCGGCCAAGGCGGCAGCCTCCAGCCCCCCGGCAGGCCCGGCCTTCAGGGTCCGCCAGACCACCTCGGCGTCCGCCCTCAGCGGGTCAGACAAGTCGGGAAGCACGACCCCACCTTCCCGTTTCAAGTCGGGAAGCACGGGCGGCCTCGCGCGCGCACGCGCGCGAAGACAGGGTAAGGTGTAGAACCACGGGAAGCACCGCACAAATCGCCTTCAAGGTACCCCCGTGCTTCCCGACCTAGCAAATCCGTGCTTCCCGTGGTTCCCGTGGTTCTGCACCCTCTTCGCGCGCGCGCGCGAGGGACCTTGGGCTTCACGGGAGGTCGAAGTGGCCCTGCCGTCCGGGCTTCTGCCCCGGCAGTCGCCAGACGTATGGGCCGGTGTTTCCACCGGGGCGGACCTTCTCGACACGGCAGCGGTCGGCGGCGTCGTAGGCGGCGTTGCGACCGAACCCGCGACGGCCCATCTCACCGACGACCTCGTCGCGCAGCAGTTCGCCGGACGACAGGATGTCGAGGATGGCGGCGTCTGCGGCGTTGCGCGTGTCCTGCCAGCGCGAGGCTGCCCCCGTGTTCCCCGCCTTGCTCGCGGCACGGGCGGCGATGGCGTCGAGGTGCTTGTCACAGCGTTCGACCCACGCGATGCACGAGGTCTTGATCTCCTCGCCGTCTTCGTCAACGACGACCTCGTCAACGATCTGGAAGCGCCACGGCAGCGGCATGCGACCATAGTTGGCCTTGATGACGCCGACGACCTTCGTCTGCTTCGTGTCGTCGTCAGGGTCGGTCATGGAGTGGATGACTGAGCGGGCGGCACCGGTCAGGCCACCGTAGGAGCCGGACCCGCGCAGGCCGATCTCGTCGCCGGACTTCTTGTTCAGGTGGCGGGCGATGAGGATCGTCGTGTCGAGGGCGCGGGCGATCTGGCGGAGCGGGTCCATGACCTGCTGCCTGATCTCCACGTCGGCGTTGGGGTTGATCTTGGGGTCGAGGTGGCTGAAGAGCGGGTCGATGAAGATCACGGCGAGGTCGCTGATCGGGGTGACCTCGTCAATGAGGGCCTGCATGTCCTTGGGCATGAGGAAGGAGCGCGACCAGAAGTGGATGCGCGTCACGACGCCGCGTGCGGCCATGAAGCGCGGGAGGAGGATGCGCTCGGGGTCGTCCTCGCCGGTGATGTAGACGCAGTTCATCGGGCGACCGAAGGGGTTCGGTGCGCCGTCCGGCATGACATCACCACGAGTGAGCCGTGACATCAAGTCCACGACGAACGTGGACTTGCCCTCACCGCCCAGCCCTTCAAGGATCACCGGCTCGGCGCGCGGCATCCAGCCGTCCCAGAGCCAGTTCACCCTGCGCGGGCTGTAGCGTGCGAGGGTCTTCAGGGCCGGGAGGGCGACGGGCTCGCCGTTCTCGTCCGTGGGGGCGGTGTGGCCGTTGCCGTTGCTGCTGGAGCGGGCGAGGTCGTTGATGTCGCGCCCGCCGACCGTGAGGGTGATGCGCGGCTGCTCTGCGACCGACTCCTTCTTGCTGTAGTCGCGTGCGATCTTCCTGATCTCCGCGTCGGTCTTGGGCGGGATGCAGCGTTGCTCGTTCACGCGGGCGAGGGCGGCGTAGATGCCGTCCTCATCGAGCCCTGCGTTGCGCAGGTGCGCGGCTGACGAGAGCAGGAAGCCGTGTCGAGCGCCTTCCTTGACCTCCCAGCCGGGGTCTGACGGGAGCCGGGCGTCCCTGATGGCCGCTTTCTCGGCCTCGACGGCCGCGATCATGGCGTTCAGGAGGGCCGGGGAGGCCGTCTGGAGGGTCGAGACGCCGTTCCACGCCCTGCGGCCCTCCGGGTGGAGCATGTTGGGGGCGACGAAGTGGCGGACGAGGCCGTCGCGGAGCACGTCGCCGCCCTTGAACTTGCCCGTGGTGACCGTCTCGATGTCGTAGTCGTCAGGCACGAGCAGGAAGAGGTGGAACTTGCCCCTCATCGAGTCACCGATGGTGGTCAGGAAGGGGGTGTCCTCGCTCACGGAGCCGAAGAGTTCGTCCAGAGCGCCCGCATCGTCCTCATCGAGGCCGATGACGCGGCATCCGGGGAGCGGATAGAGGCCCAGCGAGTATCCGGCGAGCAGCCAACGCTCCGCCACGTCCCATTCGGTGGTCGGATGCTTCTGCCAGCCCTCGCCCACGGGGTGCTTGCCCCGGTTCTTGGGCGGGCAGTCGGCTGCGAGGGAGCACGTGCAGCCCACGCAGGCCCACTGGCCGCTCTCCTGCTTCTCGTAGAGCGGGGCGTTGACCTTGACGAAGCCCATTCGGTGGCTCACGAGGAGGTCGAACAGGGCCTTGGTGACGGGGAGGGTCTTCCTGTTGGCGTCAATGGTGCGCTGACGCAACGCGATGGGTGCTGTCGTCATCGAACTAGGTCAGAGTCGAGGAGATGACGGCGTTGGCGTCTCCCTCGGAGTCGAACACGTCTGGCGCGTCGATGGACACGTACACCCAGTGGCCCTCCCAGAGGGCGAGAGGGCCGTGGTAGACCTCGCCGTTGCCGTCGGCGTCCGTCCACGCCCACGCGCGCACGCGCAGGGCGATGTACTGCCCGGGGTTGGCGATGACCCAGAGCGCCGGACCTGTATGGGGCTCGATGCGACGGACCGGGATGAGGTACTCGTCGTCAGTGAGCAGCCTTGGATGGACCGTCGGCTTCGACGGCGTGTTCTGAACAGCCACTGTGCTCCTTCTGCCCGTGGTCATCGGGCTTCTCGTGCTGGCCGCGTGTTGAGCGGGGTGCTATAGTACACCCGCCTGATGTGCTCCTTCACTGAAGGCGCTGGAACCGGAACCCCTTCTCCCGCTTGGGCGGTTGAGGAGGGGTTCTGGGTATCTGGGGGCATGAAGAAGCCCCCGACCTTGCGGTCGGGGGCTTCTGTGCGCCTCAGAAGGGCAGTTCGTCGGCCTCGACGGCCGTCTCGACGGCCACGGGGGCGGTCGGACGGGCCGCGACCGGGGCGGCGGGCTTCAGCGGGGGCATGATGCTCTCGATGCGCGGCCACCCGTTGTCGTTGAGCACGATGTGGATGAGCGCGCGCTTCCCGATGAAGTCGTCGGTGTCGAACCCGGTCCCGGGGACGACCTTGTCGGCGCCAGCGAGGGCGACGAGGTACTTGAAGGCGTTCGACTTGGGTCCGGTGAACGCCGACGTGAGCCCGGCAACCTGCTCGCCGTTGTCGAGGGCGAACATCCACTCGTAGAACATCTTCTCTTCGTTGTTCGGGTTGTTCTGCGAGGGGACGAGGTGCTTGATGTTGACCGCGATGAGGGTCGCCTCGTACGGGCCGGGCTCGATGTTGGTGCTGGCGCCGCTTCCGACGGTGATGACGGGCATTGAAGTTCTCCAGTGTGCGTGAGGGGGGAAACGAAAGACCCTGCCGAACAAGATCGGGCAGGGTCGGTGGTCAGGGTCGCTAGGCACCTCGGCTTCGGGATCGGGTTTGGGTTCGGCAGTCCCCGAAGGGACTGCGTCAGTATAGGAGAGTACAGGTTGGGTGTCAAGCAGCCCCCGTAGTTGCCCCCATCCTGTAGAGTGGCGGCATGGAAGAGCCCACGCCCCTCGTCCGGCGCCGCTGCTCCGCGTGCCGATCCGTCCACACGCTGGCGATCAACACACTGCTGGCGGCTGGCGCCTCGTCCCTCAGCATCGAGCGCGAGATGAAGCGCCTCGGCGCACCGATCAAGGCGGAGACGGTCCGCGCCCACCTGCGCATCTGCCTGCAGGGTAAGCCTGAACTCACGCAGGAACAGGCCGTCGAAGTCGGGCGCATGGGGTCACTCGCCACTAACGAAGCCGAGCGCGACTTCGCCACGCTCATCCAGAAGCGGGCGATGCAGTTGCTGGAGGCCGGGGAGATCAGGGTCACGGCAGCGCACGGGCTGCAGGCGCAGGCGCTGATCGACCGCCGGGCCGAGAAGGCAGCCGACCGCGACCTCGCCGTCAACATCGCCCGCCTCCTCAGCGGCGCGATCATGGAGACGCCGCTGCGGGTCATCGAGGGGACCGCGTACGACGTGGAGGCTGGTCTTGCCCCGGCTCGCCTCATCGAGGGGTAGGGAAGCCAACCGGCTGGCGAACAACCCCGACGGGAAGAACCCGTCGGCTGCCCGCACGCGGCGCACGCGCAAGGCGCAGGCCGAAGCCGCGATCAAGGCTGGCCCCGAGTCGTTCGGGGCCTTTGCCGCCACGGAGTTCGCGCGTGACTTCATGCGCGCACGTTGGGACGTGGACTTCTTCTGCGAGCGGTTCCTCGGCTTCCGTCCACACCCCGGCCAGTCCCGGCTCTTTGAGCAGTACCTGAAGCGGGACATGTCGCGCTGGATGGCGCGCTACCTGACGATCTGTACGGCGGCGGGCAACCGCGCCGGGAAGACCCTCGCCATCGCCGTCGTCGTCCTGCACTCGACCATCTTCAAGATGGGGCTGAAGCCGCCCAACCCGCTGGACGAGCACGACGTGTACCGGTGGCAGCGCGCGGCCTACGAGTGGTACCACTTCGGCATCCACGGCGAGGTGTGCGAACTCCTCTTCATCGAGATCACGCGCCTGCTCATGGGCACGCACGAGGCCCAGAAGCACGGCTGCCCGCTGGTCGATCTCCTCGGCCCGGCCACGGCGGACTGGTCGAAGAAGCATCGCGGCGAGTACCTGATGATCGTGATGCACCCACTCCTCGGTGGTGGGGTCATCCACTTCCGTACCACGGGCGAGCGGGCCATCGCCTCACTGGGCAAGGACATGCACGGCATCTCGTTCGATGAGGCCGCGTTCGAACCACACTTCGACTTCATCTTCAACGAGGTGCTCCACTTCCGACGGCTGGGGACCGGTGGGCAGATGTTCCTGATCGGCACGATGACCGAAGGGCTCACCGAGTTCAGCGACAAGTGGGAGGAAGGCAACCCCGACAACCCGCTGAAGAAGGGTGACGCGATCTCGCTGCGCATCTCGACCCGTGAGAACATCGGCTTCGGGATCGACCAGCACATGTTCGACCGCCTGATCGCGGACTACCCGCCCTACCTGATCCCCCAGAACATCGACGGCTACGCCATCGAGGCGCGCGACTCCTTCTTCGGGGCGCAGACTGTGGACGCGGCCTTCAGGATCGACCTCCCTGAACTGGAGGCCGCAAAGCCCGGCCACCGCTACGCGCACGGCGTGGACCCGGCGCTGACGTACGACTCCACGTGGGGGATCGTCCTCGATGCCACCACGTCCCCCATCCGTGGGGTGCGGATCGACCGAAAGGACGGTCGCCAGACCTCGCTCTCCGTCTCGGCGCTGGCGACCGACCAGCACTACGCCTACTCGACGGACCGCACGCAGGTCGTGTCGGGCGTTGACGCCACGGGGTACGGGGGCAAGTTGTTCCGCGAGTCGCTCCCCTTCCCGGCCAAGATGGTCGAGTTCGGCGGGCAGAAGGGCGTGAAGTTGCGGATGCTCTCGTCGCTGAAGACGGCGCTGGAGAAGGGTGAGTTGATCCTGCCCCGTGTGGGGCTATGGCTCGTGCTCCGTCGCCAGTTGCTCGCGTACAAGTTGGACGACCGCAAGATCGAACAGGATGCCGTGATGGCGCTCGCTGTCGCGTGGTCGATGACGAGGTACGCTACGGGGGCAACAGCGAAGGAGTTGCCGTTTGACTTCTTCACGCCGGATACTGGCGGTGTACCATCCACCGAGGCGCTCATGAGGCTGCTGCGCAACGGAGGGTCGTAAGTGGCGCTGGAACTCCTCGACACGGCCCGTGCTGTCGAGTTCTCCCAGACGGACCTAACGGCCGGGGAGTACAGCGAGGCCGAACTCGACATCCTGCGTGAAGTCAACTACCGCAAGGCGTCCATCTGGTCCGAGCAATCCATCTTCCAGTCACAGTGTGACCGCTTCGACGCCCTCTACTACCCGGAGGACGTACTGCAGAACGGGGCCAGCCACTGGGCATGGCACTCGTCGGCCAAGTTGCCGGGCAAGGCCCACGTCTCGGTCAACACCCCGCCGATCTACGTCGATCTCCCGGCGTCCCTCCAGTCCATCCCGCCCATCGAGAACGTGATCCCCGCCTCCGACGAGGAGGACGACGCCGAGATCGCGGTACTGGGCGAGCGGATCTACTTCGCGTGGAAGGACGAGGAGGAGTACGAGTTCAAGGGGCACCGGGCATGTGTGGTCAAGGGGCTCTATGGCCGCACGGCAGGCAAGGTCTGGTGGGACCCGGAAGAGAAGCGTGTGCGGATCGAGGTCATCGACCAGCCGCGCAACCTCTGGCTGGGCTGGTCGCAGTCCGATCTCCGCACGCTCGACTGGGCGGCGTACTCCTACACCGTCACGCCGGAAGAGGCGCTGGCCCAGTGGGGCCTCGTCACCACGCTGCGGACAGCAGCCGACGGCAACTCCTACCCCTACCTCGTCTCCAGTGAGGTCTTCGGCACCTACGACAACGCCCGCCGGGTGATGTGGAATGTCGGTGGGAAGATCGAGGTCGTGGACTACTGGTACCGCGCGCCAGCGCGTGGGGCCAAGCCCAAGGTCGGCCAGATCAAGCCGGTGAAGCACGACACGTGGAACGCCATCATCGTCGGCAACCGCGTCGTGAAGAACATGAAGCACCCGGAGTACGCGGGGCGGATGCCCTACGTCCCGCTCTTCAACACCTTCATTCCCGGCGTGCCGTCCGGCCGTCCCGAGTTGCACGACATCGAGCAGTTGCTGCGCGAGAAGGACGAGCGCATCTCGTCCGGGTCGCAGTTGATGCACAACATCGTCAACGCCCAGTACTGGCAGTTGACGGGGCAGGAGGCACCCGATCAGGTGCCGGTCAACCTGCGACCCAAGCCCAATCAGGTGGTCGCCCCCGGAGCCGGGAACCGGATCGAGCGCATCGAGCCGTGGATGCCCGAGTTCCAGTTGGAGCAGTACCTCGGCCGCATCGACCGCGAGAAGGTCGAGGTGTCGGGGCTCAACGACCTGCTGCTGGGGCTCGCCCCCTCGACCGTCCTCTCGTCCTCCAAGGCCATCAACGCGCTGGTGTCGAACTACGAGACGCGCATCCGCATGAAGCGCGACCTCTACTACCGCTGGCGGAAGGACGTGTGGCGTCTGGCCGCGACGGTGTGGGCATCGAAGGATCCGGCGATCCGTGAGGTCTTGGAGAAGTCACGGCGGATCGAGATGATGCCGCCGTCCCTCACGCCGCGCGACGACATGGAAGCCTCCCAGATCGCGCTCAACCTCTCGACCGGGAAGTTGTGGTCGCAGCGCCGGGCGATGGACCGCGTCGGCGTGGACGACCCCGAGCGCGAGCAGGACATGATCCGCGAGGAGCGGACCGACGCCACCATGTTCCCCGCCGAGGTGCAGGTGCTGGCCCAGTTGCTGGCGACCCTGCGCAACATGGGCTTCGGGCAGCAGCCTGAGGCCACGGCGATGGCGGAGGAAGCGGCCTCGATGATGGCCGACCAGCGCGCTCTCGGTGGGGGCATGGAGGGCATGCCCTCGATGAACGGCGAGGGCGAGCAGCCGATGATGCCACCCGAGATGCTGTCGGAGGGAGCACCGATGCCGGGCGGTCCGGGGATGCCCGGTGAGCCCATGCCGCTGGCTCAGGAGGGGTCGAAGATGATCTCCCAGACCCAGATCGTGGGCGGCGAGGCCCGGAACCGGTTGCTCTCACAGGTGCCGCTCGGCGCTCCTCCTGAAGGGGTGTAGCCGTGGCAACGCGCGCACGCTTCGGGCGACTCCCGCGATCCGCCCCGAACCTCACAGCGGCTATCGTCGCCGCCGCCCGCGAGTACCAGACCATGCGTGAGCGGAACATCCGTGATGCGTGGGAGAAGGGCGGTGACTTCGAAGGCAAGAAGGTCACCGACAAGATGCTCCTCGACTTCTACCGGGAGAAGTTGAGCAGCCTCGCGACCGAGGACCCCGAGCACAACGAGGTGCGCAACACCCTCGTCCAGTACGAGTTCGCCATCGCCAACTCCAAGATGGAGTTGAAGTACGCCCAGAAGAAGGCCACCGACGCCCAGATGGCGGCGTTCTACACCGAGTGGGCGAACAAGTTGCCGACCGACAGCGAGGCGTATCGCGAGCGCGCGCGGCTGGCTGCCGGGTACCGTGACCGCGCCATCTCCGCCGGGCGAGGTGGAGGCGGCGGTGGGGGCGGTGGCAGCAAGTACGACGGCTACTACAAGCAGCAGACTAGCCTGTACAACCGCACGGCCGGTGCCTACGACACGGCCATGAAGTACGTCAACGGGCTCCTCCAGAGCGGGATCAAGGGCATCGTTTCGGGTGTCCTCAACACCGGGGAGGTCGATCCCGTCACGGGGGAGACTCGTCCGACCGAGAGCCTCATCGACATCCGCGCCGGGGAGTACGACGCCAGCAACCTGACGATGATGCTCCAGATCGTGAACACCGATCCGGCGTACGCCACGTGGCGCCAAGAGACGACGGCTGAGATCAGGAAGTTCAACCCCAACTTCAACGGCGAGTACGACTTCAACTCCATCGCCTCACTCGGCCAGCAGAAGGGTGCTGGGCTTCGGGCTCTCGTGGAGAACGCCAAGAAGGCCGGGCTGAAGGGTGACACGAGGGACTACCAGAAACTGCTTGCCGCCCATTCGTCCGAGCAGGTGCGACTGAAGACGGTGGACGAGATCGCGGCCTACGAGCAGGCCCGCGCCGACTGGATCAAGGCCGACTCGGACCCGGACGCCACGATTGGTGAGCGTGTTGCCGCCGCCGAGGACTACCAGAACACGCTGTCCAGCCTCTTCGACCGTGCCCAGAAGGACGGCGACCACATCATGGCCGGGCGGTTCAACAGCGAGATACTGGCCCTGCAGGGCAAGCCGTCGAACGGGCAGACGCTCTGGGAGGAAACGACCGGGCGCTACCAGACCGGTGGCGGGCCGAACGGAGACGCCGCTTCGACCAGTCAGGGGATCAAGTCCATCCGCGACAACCTCGCCCTCCTCGACTCGCGTGACCCGAACACCGGGCTTCCGCTCTACGTGCAGGCGCGTCTCGGCAGCGATGGCAGGGCCACCGCAGTCGGCGGGGAGTGGGGGTTGATCCCCGTCGCCTCGATGGCGGGGGCAAACGACGTGGCCTTCGTGAAGTCCGAGGGTGACCGTGGCACGGGTGTCGTCACGGCGATCAGGGGTGTCCCGGTACGGGCTCACGGCGTCTACTCCGACGAGTTCGGGATCGAGCAGGACACGTTCGGCAACAAGAACGGGCTGGAACTGGGGTACCGGTTCACCCTTGCGGACGGATCTTCGCTCTGGTCGTACACCGACTCGGAGGGAACGCAGCGATACACCTCGACCGATCCGTTCGGGGTTCTGGGGACGAAGGCCGTCAAGACGACGGACGGAGATGCCGTCATCTGGCGCAAGGGTCCAGCCGAAGAGGAGGGACCGGATCGGTTCAGCCCGTCGTGGTTCATCGACCCGGACAAGTACAACCCAGACACCGCAGTGCGCATGCCGAACGACGTGTTCCTGTCGGTTCCGGCTGCAGAGATGGCGATCAACCCGAAGGGCGCTTACTGGAAGTACACGCCTGCCGAGTTGCGGACCCTTGCCGCCACCACGGCCAAGGGGGACGCCGCCAAGGCACAGGCCATCTACAACGAACTGGACGAGCAGCGCGCCGCCTACATCCGTGACCCGAAGGCTCCGTGGGATACGCGGCTCCGCCTCGCTGCCGCCAACCGCAACGGTGACCTGCCGCTGATCACCGACGGGTACGGGCAGGGGGCTGCCGTGGGCGGGCTCAATGCCCCCACGGTCCCGCTTGGTGCCACGACGAAGGAGTCGCAGGCTGCCTACGAGAAGATCGCCGGGCGGACCGACCAGCAGATCGTCAATGCCACGGCTCAGGACATCTTGAAGAAGTGGGGGATCGGCGTCACGGTCCCGGGCCTGCACCCGAACGACTGGAAGGCCAAGGGCACGGCTTCCGTGACGGCACCGCCCCGGCCCCAGTTGGGTCAGCCCGCCCCGATCCTGCCGAACGAGTCTCGCGAGATGTCGAACAACCTCATCAGCGGGATCTGGCAGAACGTGTTCGGCACCGGCTCCACCTCCACGC